ATGATAGGAACTTTTCATAACAATAGATTTTCTATATGTAAACTTCCACGACAGTCTGGTAAGTCTACAGTCTTGCTTGCTTATCTAGTCCATTACCTAATTTTCAATGAGACAGTAAACGTAGCAATACTTGCCAACAAGGCAGCGACAGCTAGAGATTTGTTAGGGAGATTTCAATTAGCATACGAGCATCTGCCGGAGTGGATGCAACAAGGCGTTATCGCTTGGAACAAGGGTTCTCTGGAGTTAGAAAACGGATCTAAAATTATTGCTAGTTCTACTTCTGCTTCGGCCGTTCGTGGTGGTTCTTATAATCTTATTTTTCTCGATGAGTTTGCATTTGTACCACAAAATATCGCCGAGCAATTTTTCTCATCGGTATATCCTACAATTTCTGCTGGGCAAACATCGAAAGTAATTATCGTATCTACACCCCACGGTATGAATATGTTTTATAAACTGTGGATGGATGCTGTAAACCAAAAGTCTCAGTTCAATGCTATCGAAGTTCATTGGTCGGAGGTACCGGGTCGAGATGAGGCCTGGAAAGAACAAACTATTGCTAACACTTCAGAGCAACAGTTTCTACAGGAATTTGAGTGTAGTTTCCTAGGGTCTATTGATACTCTTATAGCTCCCACTAAACTGCAAGTGATACCTACGTCTGATCCCATATCAAGTAATGGTGGTTTGGATGTTTATACTAACCCGGAAAAACGTCATCAATATGCTGTAACGGTTGACGTTGCACGAGGTGGTGCAAACGACTATTCTGCATTTGTAGTTATAGACATAAGCCAGATACCTTACAAGTTAGTGGCGAAATATAGAAATAATGAAATAAAACCTTTAGCACTACCAGAACTTGTATATAAGGTGTGTCGGGCATATAACGATGCTCACGTTATGGTAGAGATAAACGATGTTGGTGCACAGATAGCAGATGCTTTACATTACGACTTGGAATATGAAAATGTTATTATGACACAGATGCGAGGACGGCTGGGTCAGATAGTGGGTTCGGGTTTTGGTGATAAGGCAACTGACCTAGGTGTAAGAACAACAAAGGCTGTCAAAAAGGTTGGTTGTTCAAATTTGAAACAACTTATAGAAGGTGATAAACTTATCATACCAGACTTTGATATAATCGTAGAGTTATCAAACTTTGTTTCTAAAGGTGCATCGTTTGAAGCAGAAGAAGGTGCTACAGACGATTTGGTAATGTGTCTTGTTATATATTCTTGGTTGACAGACCAAAACTACTTCAAGGAACTTACAGATGATGATATTCGTAGGAGATTATTTCAGTCTCAACAGAAAATGATTGAAGAAGATATGGCACCATTTGGTTTTATAGATGACGGTATTGAGTGGGTAGAAGAAGCACCCTTTACTGATGTTGATGGAGACTATTGGACTCCTCACAAACTGCCTGGTGGTCAAATATAAAACGGTAATTCTTCTCCGTTTATCTGAGCATGCTCTATACGTTTTACACAATTAGCACATAAAACTTTAGATTCTTCTATAAGATTATCTGCCTTTTCTCGTTGTTTTGTATTAGGGGCCCATCTAGTATAAAGAGAATGTATTGTATCGTGATGTGGATACCATTCTAATACTTCAGGTTCAGATTCCCCACACCCACATTGTAAGTTTTTAAAAGTTTTTAGAAATTTATTATGTCTTATTCTGCCACGCATGATGGGTACCTCAGGTCGTTCAATTATTTATACACTTCATGCGTCATGTGTCTAAAATCACTATTTTTATAAATAATCGTACAAAAGAAAATCGACAAGTGATTATGTCCCTACATAATATTTTAATAGGAGATTAAAACAAATGGCAACACTAGTTTCCCCCGGAATTCTGGTCCAAGAAAAAGACCTAACCGGTATCGTAACAGGTGATGCTTCAACAATGGGTGGTATTGCTATCACAGCAGAAAAGGGCCCAGTTGAAGAAATCGTTACCGTAGGAAATGAATCAGAACTAGTTTCTCAGTTTGGAAAGCCTAATGCAGACACTTTTGAATGGTTCTTTACAGCTGCTGCGTTTTTGAAGTATGCTGGTGCGCTTCGAGTTGTTAGAATCAACTCAGGCCATGTCAACGCATGTAGTTCAGGTACAGCAATTATTGTAAAGAATACTGAACATTGGCTTGCAAACTATGCAGATGGTTCTGCTAATATAGGTCAGTGGGCTGGACGGTCCCCTGGCACTTGGGGTAACAACCTCAAAGTATGGCAGTGTCCTAGTGCTTCTACTTATGAGCAGCATCTGGGTACAAATAACCTTGTGGACGACGCGGCGGCAGCTGAAGGTGATACAACTATCGTTGTTGATGACGCCGATGCGTCTGGTTATGCTATCGTAGTAAACGATATTATTTCTTTCACTTCTGACACGGCTGGCCAGGTACCTCTGTCAGGTCACGAAGGTGTGGAGTATATCGTTACAGAAGTAAACACAACCACAAACACACTAACTTTCAAACAGCATGGCGTATTCTCTACAAAGGGTCTGGCCGCTACAGTTGCTGATGACTCTAACATCACACGCCGATGGCGTTGGTATGAGGAGTTCGCTGGTGCACCTGGAACATCTACTGACGTAGCAAATGCCAGTGGTTCTGGTGACGAGATGCATATCATTATTACAGATGAAGATGGTGGTCTTACGGGCACAACAAATCAGATTCTTGAAAAATGGTCGCATGTTTCTAAGGCTAACGATGCAAGAACAGATAGTGGCGATGCTAATTATTATCGTGATGTTCTTTATAATAGTTCCGAATATATCTTCTGGATGAAGCATAATACTGCAGGTACTAACTGGGGTAATGCAAAGGCTGGAACAACATTTACAGATGTTATTCCATCCAGTGAAATTTCATTGACAGGTGGTACAGATGACTATACACCGACAAACGGTGAAAAGAAAGATGCTTATGATCTTTTCGATCAGGATCAGTTACCCGTCAGTCTGATGATTGCTGGACCTGGTGATGCAACTCATGTCACAAATCTTATTGACATTGCTGAGAAACGTAAGGACCTCATGGTCTTTGCTTCTCCGGAACGTGCTGACGTTGTTGGAGTTTCTAACTCTTTCACACAGACAAACAATGTCCGTAATTTCTTCCTTGGCATCGCAAGTACATCTTATGCTGTGTTTGACAGTGGTTATAAGAAGATGTACGACAAATATAACGACCAGTATCGTTACATCCCTCTCAATGGTGATACGGCAGGTTGTACTGCAAATGCCGAACTCGTAGCAGATGCTTGGTTCTCGCCTGCAGGTTTGAATCGTGGTAATATCCGCTCCGCAGTTGGTCTGGCTTACAACCCATCGCAGTCGCAACGAGATACTTTGTATCGTAATCGTATCAATCCCATTTGTGCTTTCCCGGGTGAAGGTACATTACTTTGGGGTGATAAAACTGGTCTGTCCCGCAACAGTGCATTCAACCGCATCAATGTTCGCCGACTCTTCCTGTATCTTGAAGATGCTATCGAACGTGCTGCGAAAGCTGTCCTCTTTGAATTCAACGATGAGTTTACAAGAGAGCAGTTCGTAGGAATGGTAGAACCCTTCCTTCGTGATGTGCAGGGTCGTAGAGGTATCACTGATTTCCATGTTGTTTGTGATGAAACAAATAACACCGGTCAGGTCATTGATGCTAATGAACTTCGGGCTGATATCTATATCAAACCCGCACGTTCTATCAACTTTATCACATTGACGTTTGTGGCAACACGGACAGGCGTTGACTTTGCAGACGTAATAAGTTAAGGAGAAAATAACAGATGGCACAACTATCAGAATTTGTAGGAGCTCTGAAAGACGGCGGTGCACGAGCTAATCAGTTCGAGGTAAACATCACCGGCGGTCCTGCAGGACTATTGACTTCTTCTCAAGACTTTAAGTTCCTTTGCAGAGGCACAACTGTTCCGGCTTTGACCATGGGTGAAATTACCCTAGGTTATCGTGGCCGACAGATTTTTGTCGCTGGTGATAGAACTTATGACACTTGGACAGTAACCGTTATGAGTGATCGTGGTATGATTATGAGGTCTGCTTTTGAACAATGGCAGTCATTCTTGGGAGACATCGGTGGTAGCACAGTACGAAGCGCCATTGGTGAGAATCCAGCTTCATACTACGGCACAGCACTCATCAAACAAAAAGATCGTAACGATGCGACACTCCGGACATATACTCTTTATGACGTTTGGCCGACTTCGGTTGACGCAATGGAGTTTAGTCAGGAAACATCTGATGCGATTCTTGAGTTTGGTGTTACATTTCGATTCAACCACATGACAATCTCAGGTGCGCCTACGGGTCAGTTGGGTACGACAGGTGGAGGCGGTGGAGCAGGTAATACACGGCCTCGATAAGAAGTTTAGAGTAGTACAGTTGTAGGTGATATAAATAGTTATACTATGGCAGAACTATTTGGTTTTACAATCAAAAGGGGCGGGGACGATAAGGCGAAAAGCTTTGTCGCCCCTGCTCCTGACGATGGTTCTTTAGACATTGGGGCCGCTGCGGGTTTCTTTGGTCAATATTATGGAGCAGAAGCTGTTCCTAAAAATGATTTTGATCTTGTAAAGAAATACCGCATGACAGCGGAGCATCCCGAGGCCGATCAAGCAATAGAAGATATCGTGAATGAAGCAATCCTTGCTTCCGTTAATGAGCCTTCTGTATCTTTAGTCTTAAACTTCACAAACTATTCCACTTCTATCAAGAAGAAAATTAGGGACGAGTTTTCACACTGTCTTAAACTTCTTCATTGGAATCAGAAGGGACATGAGTTTTTCCGAAGATGGTATGTCGATGGACGTATTTACTTTCATAAAATGGTGGATATGGAGAATCCCAAAAAAGGTATACGGGAAGTACGATACATTGATCCTCGAAATATTAAAAAGGTTAGAGAAATACAAAAGGAAAAAAACAAACAGGGTGTCGATATTGTTAAAAATGTCAATGAGTTTTTTCTTTATAACGAAGAAGGAATTTATCCGGCGTTTCATGGCCACGGTGGAGCTGGAACTGGTGCCAAAATATCTAAAGATGCTGTCGTATATGTAACCTCAGGTTACTTTGAACCCACATCAAACCAAGTTTATTCTTATTTACATAAAGCTATAAAACCCGTCAATCAGTTGCGTATGATTGAAGATGCGATTGTTATATATCGTATTTCACGGGCTCCAGAAAGACGTATCTTCTACATAGACGTTGGTAACTTACCTAAACAGAAAGCGGAACAGTATCTAAAAGATATTATGAACCGTTATCGTAATAAGCTCGTTTACGATTCAAGTTCAGGTGAAGTTCGCGACGACAGACAGAAAATGTCAATGTTGGAAGACTTTTGGTTACCAAGACGAGAAGGCGGGCGAGGCACAGAGATTACTACTTTGCCTGGTGGTCAGAATCTTGGCGAACTGGAAGATGTCAAGTATTTTCAGAATAAACTATACCGTGCACTAAACGTACCTATTTCCAGAATGGAATCAGACTCAGGGTTCAATTTGGGTCGATCCACAGAGATAACACGGGACGAGGTAAAGTTCACGAAGTTTGTAGATAAACTACGACGAAAATTTACAGATATTTTTCACGATCTACTCAAGACTCAGCTGATACTCAAGGGTATCATTACGTCTGATGATTGGGAGATATTGAAAGAACAAATCACATATGATTTTCTACAAGACAATCACTTTTCTGAACTCAAGGATGCAGAAATACTGGGTGAACGTATCGACATTCTTGACAGACTAACAGATTATATTGGAATGTATTATTCACATGAATGGGTACGGAAAAATGTTTTGCGTCAATCTGATAGAGAAATTGAGGTTATGGATGGCGAGATAGAAGCTGAAAAGAAGAAGATGGGTGATGATGAAGGTGGAACGGACGCATTTTTATAAATAGATGAGGAATAATTATGTCAGATAAGACAGAAACAAACGAATTATCGGCTGATGATAGTATCAAGAATATTATTGATGCTATTGCAGGCGGTGATACAGTTAAGGCTGGGTCAAGTTTTGACCAGGTAATGTCTACTAAACAGGCGGACATCATGGACACACGCAAACAAGAGTTTGCTGGTCAGATGTTTGCTAGTCCGGTAGAAGAACCATCGCCTGAGGTTGAGGAGCCCCAGCCAGAGGAAGAATAAAATGAAACTTATTTCCGAACATATCGAAAATATTGAATATATTACTGAAGCTAAAGATGGTGGCGGTAAGGATTATAAAATCCGTGGCGTTTTTCTACAGGCCGATGTTAAGAATCGTAATGGTAGAGTATATCCTTATCCAGTTTTACAGAAAGAAGTAAGTCGATATAATAAGGAGTTTATTCAGAAAAAACGTGCCTTCGGGGAGTTAGGACATCCCGACGGCCCTACAGTCAATCTTGAAAGAGTGTCACACATGATTACTAATCTTTGGCCCGATGATAATAACTTTATGGGCGAAGCTAAAATCATGGATACTCCTTATGGAAAGATTGTAAAGAATCTTATAGATGAAGGCGCTCAACTTGGTGTCTCCTCTAGAGGTATGGGTTCTCTGGAGCCCAAAAAAGGTGCGCAGTATGTAAGAGATGATTTTTATCTCGCAACGGCTGCTGATATCGTAGCAGACCCATCGGCTCCTAATGCTTTCGTGGAAGGTATCATGGAAGGTAAGGAATGGATTTGGGACAATGGTATCGTTAAAGAAGTAGATATTGAAAATTATTACAGGGAAATTGACTCTCAGCGTAAAGATCGTGCAGTTGCGCAGTTGAAGGTCTGGGAAGATTTCCTTTCAAAGTTATAATTTTTATAAATAATAAAAAACGAATATAGGAGTCAATCCAAAATGTCAGAAGAACTTAACACAAAGTTGGAAGAGCTTCTAGACGCCGAGTTAACTGAGGAAGAAGTTACAAAAATGGAACAAGATATCCAAAAATTAGATGAAACAGATGATTTAGGTAGTGATCCTTCAAAGGCCGCTGATAAAGCTAAGGCTGCGAAGAAGCCTTCTGCTGGTGGTGGAGATAAATCTGATCTGTCTAATGATGCGGAAGACCTTGGTCCTGCAGTTGACGATCCTGAGGCAAAAGATTCTGGTATGGGTAAAGCCGCTGATAAAGCGAAGAAAGCCAAACCTACGAATTCTGCCGGATCGGAGTCCAAAGTTAAACAAGGTGGTTCTGGTGAAGCTACTCCAGGTGAACCGATGAAGATTGCCGCTGGCGATGAAGTCGAACATGACGGAGAACAACTAGAGGAAGCCCGTATGACCAAAGCTGGTATGCTTGAGGATCTTGCGAAGCAACTTGAAAGTCTTGGTAAACTCAATAAAGCTGATCTTAAAGCTATGCATGAGAAAATCTCTGCAATCGCTAAGGGTGATAGTGAAGAAATTGAGGAAGGTAAGACGGATAAGGAACTTGAAGAACTCAAAGCTCAAAAGAAAGAAATCGAAGATCGTATGAAGAAAATTTCTGTGAAAGAAGATGTTGCCGCCCTCGTAGATGGCGAAGGCCTTTCGGAAGAATTCAAAGACAAAGCTACAACTATTTTTGAAGCTGCTGTCAAACAGAAAGTCAAAACAGAAATTGAACGGCTCGAAGAAGAATATGCTGAGAAATTAGCTGACGAAGTTGAAGCGAAAACCGCTGAAACAACAGAGAAAGTAGATGCTTACTTGAACTACGTTGTGGAAGAGTGGATGAAGCAGAACGAAGTTGCTATTGAGCATAAACTTAAAACAGAAATCACCGAGAACTTCATTACAGGCCTGAAAGGTTTGTTTGAAGAACACAACATTGCTATCCCTGATGAGCAATTTGATATTCTTGACGCTGCTGCGAAGCAGGCTGACGAAATGGAAGCCAAGCTGAACGAGCAGACAGAGAAGAATGTTGAACTTACTCAGCGTGTTGGGGAACTTGAGCAACAGGAAATTCTCGTTGATGTGGCTTCCGACCTAGCGGATACGGAAGTGGAAAAATTTGTCGGTCTAGCAGAAAGTGTTAGTTACGAAGGTAGTGAAGATTATCGTGGTAAGTTGAACACGATCAAAGAGAGCTATTTTCAACGGACTGTAAAGGAAGACGAAGAGGAGGCAGCACCTATTTACAATGAAAACGGTGACGTTAGCGATAGAATGGCTGCTTATATGTCTGCAATCTCAAAAGTAGGTGCGCAGAAATAACAAAAACTATAAATAGTACTAAAATATTTTAGGAGAATATAAAATGTTTCAATCAGAACATTTACAGGAAAAATGGCAGCCAGTACTTGAGCATTCTGACCTCCCAGAGATTAAAGATAGCTACAAGCGTGCAGTCACAACTGTAATTCTAGAAAACCAAGAGCGTGCGATGTCGGAAGATAGAGCCTTTTTGCGAGAGGCAGCGCCCACGAACTCGACAGGTAGTGCCGTCGATAACTGGGACCCGATCCTTATCTCTCTCATCCGTCGTGCCATGCCTAACCTTATCGCTTATGATATCTGCGGTGTTCAGCCTATGTCTGGCCCCACAGGTCTCATCTTTGCGATGAAATCACGATACACCAACCAGACCGGTACAGAAGCTTTCACGTCCGAGGCCGATACTGACTTTTCGTCCAATGACGCGGCTGGTGACCTTCAGTCTGACGACCATACTGGAGCTGACGTCCTTTCGGATATGTCTGCTCACGTTACAGGCGGTGGAATGACAACAGCCCAGGCGGAAGCCTTGGGTGATGCGACAGCTAACTCGTTTGCCGAGATGGCATTCAGCATCGACAAAGTGACCGTGACTGCGAAGTCCCGTGCACTGAAAGCTGAGTACTCAATGGAACTCGCTCAGGATCTTAAAGCCATTCATGGTTTGGATGCTGAAACAGAACTTGCGAATATCCTCAGTTCTGAGATCCTGGCTGAAATCAACCGGGAAGTGGTCCGCACAATCTATTCGTCCTCGAAGAACGGTGCCCAGACAAATACAGCGACAGCTGGTATTTTCGACCTCGATACAGACTCCAACGGTCGTTGGTCTGTTGAGAAGTTCAAAGGCATGATGTTCCAGATCGAGCGTGATGCTAATGTCATCGCTCAGGACACACGTCGCGGTAAAGGTAACATCCTCATCTGTGATGCGGACGTTGCTTCTGCTCTTTCCATGGCCGGTATGCTTGACAACGCCACAGGCCTGTCCAACAACTTGAATGTTGATGACACAGGTTCGACGTTTGCTGGTACACTCAATGGTCGTTTCAAAGTCTATGTTGACCCGTATGCGAACAACAGCACAGCTAC